CTTACTCCCGAAATAAGCCAGATAAAATTAAAAAAAGAAGGCTATAAGAGAAGCGTTACGGGTATTGTTTTAAAAAGAAAAAGGAAACACTTTCTTAATGGTCTGCGCGGGCAGAGTGCGAGATCTTTAGCTCTTTGTTTTGGAGTGGACGTTAAATTTGTGACAAGAGCAATAAACGAAATGAGACTTAAGGCAAAACGTAGAGGCACAAAAAGAACCGAACAGCAAGGGGGAGACAATTGGTTTATAAAAGATAAAGATATTAAAAGTTATATAATTAATAATATTAGTGAGATTGATTTTAGAAAGATTGATAAATATTGGCTGGTTGGCACGTTCATTGGAACCAGTTCTATGGAAAGAATTTTAAAGAATATTGCAGGCAGGGCTTTTGCTGACGCCAAAGTCAAGAAGGACACCTCCTTTCACCTGCCTGCAGGCCTATAACTATGAAGGATAAACTATGATACCTAATACCACCCCAACGCCCAACGAACTCTTCAATAACGAAATGAAGAAGATGTCTGATACCGAATTGAGAGTGGTTTTAATCGTAACGAGATCTACTTTTGGCTGGGAAGTGGACCATACAACAGGAATGAGAAAAACGGAAGACTGGATAACGCGTTCTCAAATAGAGCAAAAAGCTGGGAGAGGACCTACATCTATCTCCGGAGCCGTTGATGGTTGTGTGAAAAATGGGTGGATTGAAACAAGAAACGAAAATGGCAAAATACTTAAAACGCCTGCAGAAAGACGGCATAATAAAATATTTTATAGATTAGGAAAGGTTTTTCTGGGTAAAGAATCCCCATGTTCAGAAAGTGAACATGGGAAACATTTAGCATGTCCAGAAAGTGAACATGGGAATTGTGCTAAGAACCATGTTCAGAAAGTGAACATAACAAAAGAAACTCTTTCACAAAAGAAAACACTACTATCTCCTATTCAGGAGATTGTTTTTAATTATAAATTAATTAAGGGCTTTGAAAAAATCCCTAATTGGGATGAATATTATTTTGCTAGAGCTAGTAAATCAGCAAAAGCAATTTTAGAACTGACCGGCAATCTTAAACAATCATTTATATGCATGAAAGAAACTGGGAAATATTGCGATAAGAAGAAATTGGTTTGGACAATAGAGACTGTAGTAAAAAAATTCCCTGAGTGGAAGGTTGGGAACTTAAAGCTGAAATCAGAACCAGAACTAAAAGCTAAAGAGAAGTCTGTGCCTTATGATCAACGCCCGGGATATAAAGCATTAACAAAAGAAACTAGAGAAAAACATAGGATTTCATTTTGAGAACATTAAAACTATGTAGTGTGGAGGGGTGTTATCGACAGCATCATGGTAGAGGATTATGTAAAAAACATTATTTTAGGGAATATATGAGAAGTTACATGATGGTATATCGTCAGGGTTACCATAAGAAGCTAGAGAAAAAGAAATCGCAATTCAAGCAAAAAAGAACAAGAATAAGATGCTTTAATTTTGATGTATGTGGAAGATGGCTTATGAGTAGCGATACTAAAAGATACAGGTTCTGCCCGGGATGTAAAAAACTACATCAGAGTCAAGGATTTTATAACCCCGTGGTCCATAGCGTAAATATAATAGGGATGAGATAAGATGACTCGAAGTAAGGACTTAGAACAAGCAGTTGCGGACTTACTAGATGCAAGGAACTTGCGATATATGCGAGTTGATAACTATCGTTGCTTTAAATGTGGACAGGTGCAGAATTCAAAAGCAACAGGGCATCCGGACTTTGAGGTGTATTATCCACATTTCTATATAGAATGTAAAACAGGGGAAGGAAAATTAACGGATGAGCAAAAAGAGATAAGGCATTTATTAGAAAAGAGTGCTCATTATATCGTAGTTAGAGATAATATTGATGAGTTGGTTAAATTCATAGACATGCTTCTTCCTGGATACACAATTCCAGGGCAGGGAAAATCCAAGAGAAGATTACATAAGAAGGTAATGGGATGATTATAAAAATAATTATTATTGCTCTGTTTTTTAGCTGGGGATATCCGATTGTATTATGCGCAATGATTGCGCAGATAGTTGATTTAATAAGGAGGATAAAATGAAAGTAGTTATAGTTTTTATTAAAGAGAAAGAGGATGGGGACGGGGATTATGTGCCGTGTCCTAAATGCGAGGATGTTATGAAATTTGAAATTATTAAGGGTTCTGGACAGCTTAGTTGTTGTTCTTGTGATTATGTTAAAGAGGCTAGAATTACGGAGGTAAAGATATGATAGATCTAAATAGATTTAGAATGGGTTACTTCATACTTTTTAAGTCAGATGGGGGCTTTATCTCTAAGCAGATTGAAAAAGAACAGTTAAAGGCGGGGTTTGTTAAAGATGAAGCTTGCTGGACGCATATAGAGATATGCGGTGGCGGCCCATATAGTGTTTCCGTAATTGCTCCTAAAACAAAGGTTGTTGATTTTAGAAAAAGGCATAAGGGGCGTACTATAAGACTGGTTCGTTATAAGAACGGCTTGTATGAGCGGAAAAAAAGATATAAGGTGGCGTTCTGGGCATCATCAAAATGCAATCTTTCTTATGATTGGCTGGGTGTACTAGCTTTTCGTTTCAGTTGGCTATTTAAGCAAAGCAAAAGATTGTTTTTCTGTGTTGAATTAGCTCTCTGGTCGCTACAAAAAGAATGCTCAAGAGCATTGGGCGGGATAGCTCCTGAACATTGCTATGTTGCGGATTTTGCCAGGTCAAAGGACATTGAAACAGTTTGGGAAGGGAAGATTTAGATAATGAATAACGAATGGACTATATTTTGTCCCGGGCCATCACTGAGCAAGCTTTCAGTTAAAAAGCTTCGATATGACCCTGAGCATTCAATAGCTGTTAATGGGGCAATATTAAAAGATGTTAAGGTTGCATATTGGGCAATAATGGATTATGCTGTTTTTACGAGATGTGTAAAGGAAGTCAAAACAGAAGATATGAAATTATGGATCCCAGAGAACTGGAACAATCACATGCATAGATGGTGTCCCGATTTAAACGATTTATTCAAACAGACCAAGAAAGAGACATATCCAGGCAAAGACCTCGGGAGTATCATGCCGTTTAATAAGGATTTTTCATGGGCTGAGTATAGTGTCTTTGCCGCAATAGCTCTGGCAGTTCTAAAGGGCGCCAAAACAATCAAGTTATATGGCGCAGATATGAGAGGAGAGGGGTATTTTGTTAAGAATTTAGAAAATATTAAAACAGATCATAAGAATTCCAGGTGGGGAAGAGAATTAGAACTTTTTGTAGTTTTGCAGGACGCATGTCTTAAACGCGGAATTAAGATTATAAAGAAATCAATAGTAGCCTCAATAATTATACCCACCCACAATAACTGGGATTGCACAAAAAACTGCATAGACGCCATTATTAAGAATACAAATAGCTATGAAATTATTTTTGTCATGGATAATAGTGTTGAATTCCAGGACAAACTAAGAACATACGGCGAGGTTATATTAACTAATAGACCGTTTATTTTTGCTCATCGGGTTAATTTGGGCATAGAAGCAGCAGTAGGAAAATATATCTGTATTTTAAATGATGATACTCTCCCACGTAGAAACTGGCTTGAGGAGATGATTTCAAGCTGTGAACAATTAGGGCCTACGTTGGTTGGCGCAAGGACCCAGCATGGAGGATGCAGCAATCAGGAAGCATATAACGGAGATTTTTCATGGGAAACAGCGAATACCCTGAATATGTTTGCTGTATTAATTCCTCGCAGAGTGTTAGACGTGGTGGGCTTATTGGATGAACGATTTGCTTACTATGGGGGCGAGGATGATGATTATTGTTTGCGGGCAATAAGGCATGGATTTTGGTCTGTTATTTCCAAGGGCTTTGTTGAGCATGTAGGAGGATTGGGATGTAAAGACGAGGGATATAGGCTGCTTCCAAAGACGGATCAGGTATTTAAGGAAAAATGGGGTACGTATCAACCGCGTGATATACCCAAAGAACGATGGAATGATTTTACAAGAAAACACTTAACTATGCCATTGATTTCAATTTTAATGCCTACCCTGAATCACGAAGAATATATAAAAGACGCAATAGAAAGCGTTTTAAAGCAAAGCTATAAGAATTTTGAGTTATTAATCGGGATAGACGGCTTACCACAGACAAAAACAGGAGAGGTTATTCAAAAATTTCAGGATCCTAGAATAAAAATTTATATTAAACAACAATCAATCGGCTCATGCAATATGAGAAACAAGTTATTTGAGAGATCGAAGGGGGAATTTATTGTACTCATGGATTCTGATGATATTATGCTGCCAGACAGGATCAAGAATCAATTGGAAGCGATGAAACCGGATGTAGATATTATCCATTCAGCATACAAGGAAGAGGATATATCCGGGGGGATAAAAGTGGTTAGCCATGGAGCAGTGGATAAAAAACAACTTTGCTTTGATAAGGGATGGATTGCCGGAGGAACTTTTTTCATGCGCAGGCACGTTCTGGAAAAGGAAAAATTTGATGAAAATTATGCAAGGGCATTTGATTATGAATATACACTGCGAAATTTTGAGAAATTTAAGTTTAGGTTTTTGGATAAACCGACACTGATATATCGAAGACACGCCGGTGAGCATTTATGCGGGAATGCAGAGAGTACCCTAACACATGGAATTTTAAGAGAAAAATATAGAAAGGAGCTTATATAATGGGGAGAGACAAGTCTTTAAGGTCGGGCGAAAGGCAGAGGGGCGCTACATTGGTTCAAATAAGAGAGGATCATTTACAGAGATATTACGAGGCAACAGCATATGCTAAAGGCAAGAGGGTGCTGGATATGTGCTGCGGGGTTGGATATGGAAGCTATATCATGGCTAAGATAGCCAAGGACGTGATTGGGGTTGATGATAGCGTTGAGGCAATAGAGTTTGCAAATGAGCATTACAAATCACCTAACATTAGATATAAGGCGCAGGATTTTTTGGATTTTAGTCCTCCATTATGGGAGCAAATAGATGTTGTGGTGTCTTTTGAAGCAATAGAACATATTGAAGACACTGATGAAGTGTTTCATATTTTTAAATCCATAAATCCCGAACTATTTATAGTATCTACTCCGCATCTAAAATGCCCTATGGGGAGCAATAAGTTTCATTTTAAGCATTACGGCATGGATGAGCTGGTAGATAGGTTCTGGAGTATGGGATATAAGCCTAAAAGGGCGGAATTAATGTATTTTGGTAATAGTTTATGTAATTTTTATATAGGGGAGAAGAGATGAGGCTATTTAAAACAATTCTAGCTTTAATTTGGATGGTCATGGGGATTATTAGTTTTCAAAGAGGAGATATTACTAATGGTCTTTTATCCGCTATACTTATGTGTTTAACGCCATATATGAAAAAAATATAAAGGAGTTAATATGCGGCCATTAATAAAACAGTTTGTAGAAATATGTTCTAAGACGCTCCCAATCCTGGAGCCTATATATGAGTTTGGCTCTTACCAAGTACCTGGGCAAAAAGGATTCGCTGATCTTAGACCGCTTTTCCTGGGTAAGAAGTATGTGGGGGCTGACATAAGAGATGGGGATGGAGTCGATGTGGTGATGGATATGAGCAGCACTCCCATTATTTTAGGGTCCGCAGGAACAGTTCTTAGTCTTGATACCTTTGAACATGTAGAATATTTAAGGGAAGCAGTTGACGAAGCCTATAGAATTCTTAAACTAGGAGGGTTTTTCATTATAAGTTCTGTTATGCGTTGCCCGATACACGATACACATGATTACTGGCGTTTTACCCCAGAGGGATTTTTGAGTCTTTTAAAGCCTTTTACTTTTGCTCTTGTTGATTTTATAGGAGATCCCAAATTTCCTCATACTGTTGTAGGAATAGCATCTGAGAATAAAGTCCTAGATGATTTAAAAGATGAGCTTATCAAACAGTTCGCAACTTTAAAATAGGAGCAGCGATGAAAACAGTATCAATTTTAATACCAAGCTGGTGTCCGCATGAAGCCCTGTATCTTTGCATTGAGAGCATTAAGAAGCGAACGGCATATAAGCCATATAAAATAGTGGTATGCGATTCATCTCCGGTAGATAGCGCCGAGCGGTCATATTTAGCAGCCTGCAGAGATGGCGGGATTTTGGAGTTGATAGAAGTACCAAAGAGGCAGGCACATGTAATATCATTGAACGCTTTATTAACTCATTGCGATACTGACTACGCTTGTGTATTAGATAGCGATGTTGAAATAATGAGATCCGATTGGTTGGATTTCTTTATGAGCAAGCTTCCAAATTATGAACAGGATTTGGGAATAGGGGGTTTTGTTAGGGGAATGAATAGGGCTGGATTTGATTTCTTGCAGCTTCCATGGTTCCATCCTGCATGTTTAGTATTCAACATGCATCTTTATCGGCAGTTTAGGCAGGCTGATGACTGGGGCTTGTTTAAAGAATCTATGAGCGAGTTTAAGCGTAAATTTAAAGATAAAATAGTTGGACATGAGAAAGAGCTTTCGGAATGGTTTGAAGACGTTGAATTAACTAGAGATAGAGTTGAGTATGATACGGGCATGAAGTTTGCAACGAGGTTGGTATTTGATAATCCAAGAGGGTTTAAAATGCATAAAATATCAATTCCGGAGTTAGATAAATATGTTCATCATTATGGAAGCATGTCGCTTTGGAAAGATAGGTTAGGCGAGGGGCATATGGTAGCGAAATTTGCTTCGCTAAAGGATCATCTAAATAAACTTAGAGGAGGAGTATAGTGTTAGGAACTTATCCTGAGTTGGTATGCTGGGTTGTAAAATCGCAAAGAGCGCAGACTTATTTGGAGATTGGAGTGTTTAAGGGTAGTACGTTTGATATGGTTAAGCCCTTAGTGAAGAGAGCTATTGGAGTAGACATTAAAAATAGACTTACATATCCGTGTGAGTTCTATGAAATGACATCTGATGAGTTCTTCAAACAGTTTCATGATAAGGTTGATGTCATTTTTATTGATGGTGATCATAGATTTGAGCAGCTCAAGAAGGACTTTGAAAATAGTTTATTATTATTGAATCTAGGTGGAACTATCTTAATACATGATACTGATCCGTCAACTCAGGAACGTCTTGTACCTACAAGCTGCGCCGATTCTTATAAAATTATTAATTATATTTGGACAGGGCATATATCATTGGACGTTGTGACTTTCCCTGCGAATCAATTGGGAATTTCTGTTGTGCGTAGAGATGCTGATAGGAGGGTTTTAAATTTATTATGAAACCATATTATAAAGATGATTATTGCACTATTTATCATGGCGACTGCAGAGAGATTATGCCGGGCCTTAAATATGACGTTGTGATAACAGACCCAGTATGGCCAAATAATTCAGTAGAAGAATTTAAAGACATAAACCCATATTCATTATTTAAAGATTTTGCGGATCTACTGCCGGCAGAGATAAAAAGAATTGCTATTTTACTTGGTTGTGATTCTGATCCTGGGATATTAGGACCTATCCACACGCAATTTTTTCGAGTTTGTTGGCTTAGGTATAATCTACCAGGACACAAAGGACGATTATTAAATACCTCGAATGTTGCGTATTTATATGGCGCACCTCCCAAATCTATTCCGGGGCGGAGGCTTATTAGGGGCGAATTTACTAGCATTGGGAAAATTGGCAAAGAAACAGAACATCCCTGCCCGCGTAAAATTAGCCACATGAATTTCATTATAAATATTTGGTCGGACCTACAAGATATAGTATTAGATTCATTTATGGGCTCGGGGCAAACTTTGTTGGCCTCAAAAAATCAGGGCCGGAAAGCGATTGGGATTGATACTAAGGAAGAATACTGCGAAATGACTGCCAAAAGACTATCACAAGGAGTATTAGGGATATGATGAAAATAAAACTATACATGTGTGGAGATGAGCCGTCCCTTACAGAGTATCATATGGGTCTTGGCTATCTAAAGACAAATTGCAAGGACGCTGAGGTAGAGATTGTGCAGAATAGGGCAGATCTTGTAGATTGTGATCTGATAGGATTGACAGCTACTGCGCATGGAATAAAAGAGGCTATCAGCATCCTTTATTCCACATCAATTCCTGTGATTATTGGTGGTTATGGGACATTATGGGATGGTCTGCAGGATTATGACTTTAAACACATCATTATTGGCGAGGGTGAGATTGCTTTTCAGAAGATTATAGACGGATCCACCCAGAAAGTCATGCGCGAACCATTGATAGAAGATATTGACGTTCTTAATTTCCCCGACAGAGGCAAATGTGGTGTTGTGGTCCCTATATTTTCTATCAGAGGATGTCCTTTTAATTGCAAATACTGCAGCAGTCATGCTTTTTGGAAGAAAGCCAGGTACTCCTCGCCTGAGTATTTCATAGAAGAGGTTGAATATGCTCTTAAAAAATACCCTGAATCAAAAGGCATTTATTTAGTTGATGATTTATTTATAGCCAATAAGAAAAGATTTTACAGGATACATGATCTCTGGATGGAAAAGGAATTAAATAAACGAACTCAATTGACCGGTTATGTTCGCGCTTCTCTATTTACTGAGGAGATTGGTTTGGCTATGAAAGAGATGCATTTCGGGAGTATCAGATTCGGAGCGGAGAGCGGTAGTAACAGGATGCTAAAATTTTTAAATAAACAGGCCACAGTAGAAGATAACCAGAGAACAATAGATATTGCCAATAAAATAGGGCTTCCGGTAACTGCAGCCTTTATGTATGGCGCGCCTACTGAGACCCCTGAAGAAAAGCAAGCTACCATTGATTTTATTAAAAGGAACTATGGAAAAGTGGGCAGGGGTGGATGGTATAAGTTTATTGCATATCCTGGCACAGATCTCTATGCGGGAGCCAACCCTCTTACAGATGAAATGAATTTTAGGGGCAATATAGGTCAGAATGGTTTATGCGATTGGGGGAAAGATAAACGCTAAAGAAAGACATTGGTCTACTTGGTTTGAAGCCCCTAGAAGAAAACATTCTCAAAAACCAGATATGGTAAGAGATATAATTGATAAGTGCTTTGTGGGAGAAAAAATAGAATTATTTGCGAGAGAAAAAACTCTAGGTTGGGATGTTTGGGGAAATGAAGTTTAATAAAGGAGATAGATGAAAAAGTTAAACATTGGATGTGGGGATAAAAAGCTGGATGGTTATATTAATATTGATAACAGGGAAGATGTTCAGCCGGATCTAGTACATGATATAGTGAATCCCTTGCCATATGAGGATAATTCAATAGACGAGGTATGTAGCAGGCATGTGTTAGAGCATTTTAATAGAGTTGCAGGTGTGGCTATATTAAAAGATTGGTATAGAGTATTAAAACCAACAGGGAAAGTAGCTATAACTGTTCCTAATATTACTTTTCACGCTAAGCAATTACTGGGGCAGGTTACAAGTGGCTTTCCTGATGAGATAAGGCATGCTATGGCAGGGCTTTATGGCTGGGCACCAGGGCATGAAGAAGCTAACCAGCATTTTTATGGATATACTGAAGTTGCGTTGACAAGTATTCTTAAAGCAATAGGGTTTAAATCAGTAGAAAAAGCAGAAAAAAACATACAACCCTGGCACTTGAGTATAATAGCACATAAGAATAAAAGAGTGATGAGTCTTGATGAATTAGCATTAAAGTATGGCAGCGATAAAAGCAGTCATTGGCATGATTATATGGTTGAGTATGAGAAATACCTTAAACCCCTACGGAGATCTGCAAGGGTAGTTCTTGAATTAGGTATTGGAAAAGGGACCTCGATGCAAATATGGGCGGATTATTTTGACAAAGCGACTATAAATGGAATTGACATGGTCCCGGAGTGCAAGGACTATGAAGGCGATAGAAAAAAGGTATTTATAGGCAAGCAGGAAGATACGGTGTTTTTAAATAAGGTTTGTAATGAAATCGGGACACTAGATATTGTAATTGACGATTGCAGTCATAGAGTTGATTGCCAGATAGCAAGCCTAGGTTTTTTGTATTATAAATTAAAGCAAGGCGGAATTTATGTTATTGAAGCAGTTAAATGTAAAGAACGGGATTTATTAGAGCGAAAAGCAAAAGAAATAGGGGCAGTAGTTGAGTCTGTTTATAAATACAAGCTACGGGATGAGTCGTTGTTGATACTTCGTAAAAGTGATGATAACCATGAAGAATTGCAAAAAAACCATGAAGCATTAGGGGCCCGAAAAGTAAAAGTAAAAGTAATAGGAGGAGCTTTTAATAATATTGATTACTTTATGATCTCGGGCAAGGAAAAGAATGTTAGGGAACCATTTGAGCTGACTCAATCGCAGGATGTGAGAAGCTGGTGCGCCAATCCGGATAACATATGTGACATACAATCTCATTTACTTACCCTGAAAAAGATTGTCGGTCCTTTGGATGGGAAAATAAAAATATTAGATGTGGGCTGTTATGGTGGATATGTATATGACTTTTTAAAGCAAAAAACTACGTTTTTTAAAAATGAAGCATCTTACTATATTGGAATAGATATACAAGAAAGCGCTATTGAGGCAGCGAAAGCTGTTCATAAAGAAAAAGAAAAAGAGGATGCTCTTTTTTTTACTGGTGATATTTTTGATTTAACTAAAATTTATTCGCCAAGAAATTTTGATGTTGTATGCTGCTATAGAGTTTTAATACATCTGCCATATTTTAAGAGGGCGCTTGAAAACCTGGTTTATGTTGCAGATAAGTTTGTGCATGTAGTTTTACATATTCAGGACGAGGATGTCTGCAGGCGATGCGAAGAAACAGATCTTATTACGGGCAAGAAAGTGATTTATTACCATCGATATATAAGCGAGAAGACTATCAAAGAGGCTCTTTCGGGGCTACCTGTGACCTATACCATAATCCCCGCCCCGGGTAATGCGTATGCATCATTGATTATAGAGAGGAAATAGTGAAGATATTGCGAGTGTTTCCAAGATTAACATCTATGACCCCTATTGGGGTTGCGATTGGATTGCCTGATTTATGGAGACCAAAAGCAGATGAGATTCATATCAGCGTTACATTTACGTGGGATATTAAATTAGCAATGCACATGAAAAAGAATTGGGAAGCTTATTATCCTGTAGTAAAAATTGGTGGTCCTGCTTTTAATGATCCAGGAGATAATTTTGTGGCGGGGAAATATTTAAAAAAAGGTTGCGTTATTACTTCAAGGGGTTGTCCCAATAACTGTTCATTCTGTTTTGTTCCAGCAAGAGAGGGCAAAATCAGAGAATTACCGATAGTTGAAGGGAATATCATTCAAGACAACAATTTACTTGCTTGCTCAAGATCTCATATAGATAAAGTATTTCAGATGTTATCTAAGCAAAGACGAATTGATTTTCTCGGTGGACTTGAGAGTGCAAGAGTTACTGATCGGATTGTCCAAGAGTTACGAGGATTAAACGTCTATCAATTATGGCTTGCTTATGATCATTCTAATGCAGAAAAACCATTAAGGAGAGCGGTTAATAAATTGAGTGATTATTTTGGCAGAAACAAGATCCGATGTTATGTCTTAATAGGCTATCAAGATGATACGATTGAGAAAGCTGAGCAAAGATTAAGGCGAGCATGGGAGATCGGCACGTTGCCATTTGCGATGTTATACAGGGATGAGAAGAACACAAAACACTCAAAAGAATGGAGACATCTTCAAAAAATATGGGATAGACCAGCAATAATAAAATCCAGGATGAGACAAATAAAAATGAAGGAAGTAGAATGAAGATAATAATGGTAGGGGTTTTTTATTTTAAGTCTCAGGTGAGATACCTCTATACTATTTTTAAGATTTATAAGGCTCTGGCTAAAGTATTTTCAGCCACGGGCATTGAGGTTAAGTATTTCACTAAGCAAAACGAGATACTACCTCTACAGGACACACTAACTGAGGCGGAGTTTAATAAACAGCTGCCTGAGTGCGATTTGTTGTTTATGTGGAATGGAGGATTATCGCCGGAGAAGATATTAGCTGAAAAGTGCATAAAAATGGGTATTCCCATTTATTTTATGGAGCTGGGATGGTTTCCACAGAGAGGAACTTTTTATTTTGACAGGAAGGGGGTTAATTATGGCAGTTCAATGGTTGATTGGAAGCATAAGGGCATAACCTCGGAACAATTAGACTGGCTTAGACCTAAGATACAGGGATATCATAAGAAGATAGATAAAACGAGCATTGTGGCGCCTAAAGATTTTGTGTTTGTCCCGTTCCAGGTTGAAAACGACAGTCAGATCATTAATTATTCCCCTCGATTTAAGAAAATGCAGCAGCTTGTGGATTATGTATGTAGATTTGTCCCTGGCAAGATTATATTTAAAACCCATCCAAAGGGAGATGTTTCAGATATTAAAGTTCCGGACCGCTGTGAATTATGCAAAGTAGGCGCAATAGGAGATTTTCTGCCTCATTGTAAGTATGTAGTAACAATCAATTCAACAGTGGGCGTAGAGGCGCTGACTTTCAATAAGCCGGTCATCAATCTGGGAGGGGCTTTTTACGAAGCTCGTGGATTAACTTATAGAGTCACTAATGATGCTGAGTTTAAAGATGGTGTAGAGTGGGCTAATAAGGGCAAGGTTGCTATTGGCGTGATCAGTGCTTTTTTGCATTACCTTTTTAAGCGGCAATGGCATAGCGGGGATCTAAATAATCCCGAAAAGATTTTGGGGTTGATTGAGGATTTAACGGAGAAGGATTAAAAATGAAGCCTAAAATTGCTATAATCTATACGACATTCCTGCGGGAGGAGTTAGCAGAGAGGACAATAAAGTCTATTGTGGATAATTGGCGTGATGATTTTGTGTTAATGATAGCTGATCAAGGGGAAAACTTTAAAAAGCTAGACTTTTACGAAAAACTATATCCAGGCAAGGCTATTGAATATACGAAACTTCCTTTTGATTGCGGAGTATCACTGGCGCGCAATGTTTTAGTACAGGAAGCAATGGATAGAGGGATAAAGTATTGCATTGTTACTGCCGATAGCATTGAGTTTACTCCTGCCACAGTAAAGAAGCTTGATTCAGCTACGGTTTTTTTAAATTCTGTTGATAAGGCGGGGATACTTGGTTTTGATTTAAAGGATAGAATCCCTTGGGAATACGATATGGAATTAGGCGAAGAGGATTTTATATTAACAAAAAATGTTCTTATGTGTATAGATATTCTAACAAGCTTGCGTGTTAAAAAATGCGATATCTGCAGGCAGTTTCTTATAGCAAAGACATGGGCTCTACAACACGTCAGATGGGATAATGATTTAAAGACAGCTGATCATGAGGACTTCTTCTGGCGCTTTAAGCAGGCTGGATATGGCGTGTATTGGACACCGGATATCGTTGCGAACTATATTAAATGCGTTCCCCATGAATATCTCTTATATAGAAAGAGGATGTATAAGGAGTTTAGAAAGGTATTGCAGAAGAAGTACAACATAACTGGCTGGGTGATATATAAATAACATAGGAGGCATGAGAATGAAAGAGAGGTCGATAATCTTTAGCACGGAAATGGTTAGAGCAATATTGGATGGAAGGACAGCTACAGGGGTGTTTATTCCAACAGAAAAAATACCTGAACAAGACCCTATTTGTAACAAATGGGTTATGAGAGTTGCTCCTAGTGGAACGGAAGGAGGTTTTATAACAGCACATGGTTTGGCTGATAAAGCATTAGGGAAATTTCCTTTTGGTCAAGACGGAGATAGATTGTGGGTTAAGGAAACGTTTTTTGCCGAATCAGATGAGTATGACTGTTGTGGAAGTGGACTACATTATAGAGCAGATGCAGACCACGACTTTAAGTGGGAACGTGCTTCTAGTATGCCTCGTGAATTTTCAAGAATTACGCTTGAGATAATAGATATAAGAGCAGAGGAGAGAACGGATAAATGGTTTTGGGTAAGAAAATTTAAGAATATAGGATAAAACAAAAGGAGAAGAGAAAATGACTAATAAAGAGAAAATAGAACTAAAAGAAAAGGTTGAAAAGAAGATAGGTGAAGAGGCAAAGTATTCAGGGGAAGGGCTAAAGAAGACTCTAGGGGAAATATCTCAGTATGCTGAGAAACTATATAATCTGATGCAACCAGGGATGGTAATAGATATTTCGTTGCCAGAACAAAAGATTGTCGTTGTTCCCGGCCAACCACCAAAAGCAAAGAGACTGCTAATTACCAGGCCACACTTGCATCTTAGTCTCAAAGCAACTCACAGATAGGAGGATAGATACAATGAGCAAGAAAGAATCCAATCCAATACCTAAGGATGCTATTAAGCCACCACCACCGCCAGGACCGCCATCACAAAGTCAAAACCAAATATTAAATTCATCGCAGAAAAGTAGCGTTTTTAAGGTGATTGATAATAGAACAAACAAAGAGATAATGGGAGCTTTTGTCTTACTGCCTGAGCATGACTCAGCAGCCAGGACAGCACTGGCAGCATATGCAGAGGCTACAAACAAACCAAGGATTGCGAGATGGATCAGAGCATGGCTAACGAACATACACAGAAAGCGATTAAAGAGTCACGACATGGAGCCCAAATAACTAATAAATATTTACGGGTCCTTCCTAGAAAAACTTTGTCTGCGGGTCAATCCAT